CTTGGTTATACCATTGGTGGTGTAATGCTTGAACAAGACTTTCACTCACTCCAAGAATATAAAGAGTGGGCATGTTGGGTCTACCTGGAATCTGAAGCACAAACTATCGTGGAGAACTTTGATGAACTGGACTGAATCAAACATTATACTTGCAATCATTGGAATGATTGGTCTATTTAGTACAGCTACTATCTTTCAACGAGCAAATAAAAATGCACATGTCTACTATTCACAAGACAAGCGACGGCAAACGCAAGGACCGGGGCAAGAAGAAACCACGTAAGGCACAACAACGCAAGGCTGCGTTACAAGCTCTCAAACGTAAACTCTATAACTAATTCACACTCATGCTGCGCGAATACGCTTGTACATACCTCGAACCAACTGGGGCTGGCACTTATTACCTAATTGCTAGATCTTGGGAATCAGCTTTATTTAATGCTGAGGAATTGAAACCTGCCAACTCCACCCTACTTGATGTAAAACCGACTGACGAATGGAATGACTAAACGTAAGGCTAAACCTTATTACGATAACAACTGGCAACTGTATAAGGATGCCCCTGATGAACACTTCATTCCCCATACATTTGAAGAATTCATGGAGTGGAAGGGTCAATCATGGGAGCTACCATCATCAGTTGCGTGCATCATACGTGAACAAAACACTGAGACATTCAAGGTCAAGGAACATGTATACCGCAAGGTTGGCGCAGCAGCTAACAAGGTAAGGAAACTACTTGAACAAGATAATGTTGCATTCACTGTTGTTAAACACGACACGATGCACGATGTAAACCCTGCTTATTTACTTGAAGATGACTTTGACGACGACTGACAAACAATTCATTCAACTTGTTCGTGAGATTGAGAATCATCCTCACAAAGAAGAATTGCTTCGTCTCATGCAAGAACAGGTACGTGATGATACTTATTGCGTGGCTGACTGATACAGGTATACTATTCAAGCATTCACACTCATCGCGTGACACTCCTTTCATTTGGTCCTCTGTACATCGGCACTGATCCCCGCTTCGATTTATCTATCCACTTGGGTAGAGTAGTGGTACAATGGGATTGGTCGTCATCTAACAATGGACCCACTCAGGAGGAATCTCACCAACGACAAGGCAAACAAGCTATTGACTCTCGTCAACATGCTTCGAGATCTTGATGATGAGATCCCAGCCCAATGTATAGCCACTCTCTTCTATGTTGCATCACACAACAACTGTCATAAGCAAGCATTAGAAGAGGATCTTGGTTTTACAACTGCTAGTGGGTCACGTAACACTGACCGACTATCAAAGCACCACCGTCTCAACAAACCAGGAATGGATCTTATTAAAAAAGAACCCGATCCTTTTAATAAGAGACGACTGCAATTAAAACTTACTCCTAAGGGGCAAGTTTTCATGGATCAATTACTTTCAGTTATCTATGACTGACATCCGCACCTGGCAACAGGCTGTTGACTACACATTTCAAACACGACACTCTTGGAGACATGGATCAGGCAGAAAGACAGCTGACATCAATTGTAGACATTTTACTCGACTTAGAGGTACGAGCTTCCCTGTTGCAAGCATCACCCAACCTGTCATTACAGCAGTTGGGATCGAACTTGAAGACGAGGGTAAATCTGACGCAACAATCAATCGAGTCATTTCTGCAGTCTCAACTGTTCTCAATCACTGTGCATTCGATGGAGTCATTGAACCTCCATGTAAATTCAGGAGGAGAAAAGAATCAGAAGGGCGAGCACTCTTCTTCACCAAACAAGAGGTAGAACAACTTTATGAAACAGCAATTAGAGTATTTCATCGAGTGGATATTGCAGATCTCACACTCATCGCGGCCTATACCGGTGCCCGTCAAGGTGAACTACTAAAACTCAAGCGTCGTGATGTTGATTTCAACTTCAACTTCATCCACATCGGAGGTCTGCCTGATGTCAAAACCAAGGCAGCAAACTATCGAAGTGTGCCAATTCATGAACGTGTACACCACATTCTCGATCAACGCTGTCAATCACTAGCCAACATGGACTATGTGTTCGGCGGTGATTGGTCCGATAAAGATCAATTGTTACGAGCCTTTAAGAAGCTCGTTAAGTTCATTAACAAGGATGAAGCTTATGTCTTCCACTGTTTACGTCACTCATTCGGGACATGGTGTGCAGAAGCTGGCGTACCGGTCCGCACAATCATGGACCTCATGGGTCATAAACGAATCGAAACAACACTACGCTACGCTAAATGCACAGATCGAGCACGATATGAGGCTCTTGCTCTTATCTAGGCTCGACTAACGGCCCTCAACTCTAGCCATCACAACATAATGACTCACGGATATTCTGTCAATAAATCGCTGAGATCCATTGGTATGACTGGGTTGCGCTAGTTTCAGGTACTAGTGGTGGCAACATCGTGGGAGTTCAAGTCTCCCCATCCGCATTTAGAACCGGATTTAGTTCCGGTTTTTTCTTGATCTACCTGTCCACTTTCGTATACATTGCCTATGCCTACACCTGCACAGATCGATGAGCAAGTCAGCCTTGAGCGCGATCAGATCAGACAAGGACTCAAAAGATTGAGAGATAACACACGTAAATTAGAGGATAAAGATTATGCATCCGCTTCAGTATATGGCGTGGCTTCTATTGATGCTCTTCTTCCTGTCTTGGTTAAGCGTATCGAAGATACTAATAACCGAATACGTGAAGGAAAGACAGGACGAAGCTTCTTAGAAATCAGAAAGTATTTAGCAGATGTTGAGCCTTTAGCAGCAGCAGCTATTGCTTGCAAACTTACATTCGATAAAGTATTCTCTTTCAAAGAAGACAGTAACAAGTTGCAATCAGTATGTTTAGCAATTGGACGTGCTGTTGAAGACGAGTGTCAGATGAGACACTACGAAGCATCTGCCCCTGGATTACTTAATACACTTAAGAAGAACTATTGGCACCGCAGTATCGGTACTCAACAGAAGATCACAGTAATCAGAACGTTGATGAACCGCTACAAGATAAAAGAATGGCAGCCATGGGGTAACGCTAACCGCGTCAAGTTAGGTGCATGGTTACTTGATTGTATCATGACATCTAGTGGATGGTTCGAGAAACAAATCCGTAGAGAAGGACGTAAGACCGAGAACTATGTGGTGCCCACTCCTGAGTTCATGGCTATTAAAGATAAGGTCATGAATGATGCTGAGCTGTTTGCACCACTAGCTTGGCCAATGTTAATCGAACCAAACGATTGGGAACCTGGCCGTTGTGGTGGTTACTTGCTTAATGAAGTGATGAAGGGCCATGACATGGTTCGACGTTCGAGCGGTCCCACCCTTATACAGGGGGAAAACACCTATGCCTTTCTGAACAAGATTCAGAAGATTGGGTACAAGTTAAACCCTGTAATTGTAGATGTAGCAATGCATCTGCAGGAACGTGGTATTAGTGTTGGCAAGTTCCAACCCATTGTCCATTACGATTTACCACCTAAGCCGGTGGATATTGCGGACAACAAAGAGAGTAGAAAGGCTTACAGAAGAGCAGCAGCAGAGGTGATGAACCGACAAGCTGCAGTATTCAAGAAGTCTTGTCGTACTCGTATGACAATGGAAGCAGTGGCAAGATTCAAGGACAAGGATGAGTTCTTCATTCCTTGGTCGTTCGACTATCGCGGTCGTGCCTATCCAATCCCTGCTTTCCTTACACCACAAGATACAGACTTTGGCAAGAGTCTGCTATTATTTAGTAAGCCAGCGTTTATGACGCCGGATGCTGAACAATGGCTAGCCTTTCAGGTAGCAACTACCTACGGCTTGGATAAAGCGACAATGCAAGAGCGACAGTTATGGGTCGCACAGAATCACAAACTAATCACACTCATCGCGGAGGATCCACTTGGTAACATTAGTGAATGGGAATCGGCTGAAGAACCCTGGCAGTTCCTTGCATCTTGCATCGAGTATCATGATTGCTGTATCAGTTGTGTTCGTCATTTTACAAGTCTTCCAGTCGCTACTGATGCCACTTGTTCTGGGCTCCAAATCCTTGCCGGTCTCGCAAGAGACAAGAACACTGCAGCGTTAGTTAATGTTTTGCCCGGTGATAAGCCGCAAGACGCTTACAAAGTTGTCGCTGCTGCAGCTACTCCTAACTGTCCGGCTTCGATCCGTCCATTTATGGATCGGAAAACCGTAAAGAGAGTAGTGATGACCGTACCTTACAATGCCAAACCGTTCTCTAATCGTGGTTACATTAGAGATGCTCTAACTGAGAAAGGTGTTGAGATAAGTAAGGACGATCTCACAGCAACTGTGAAAGCTGTCAGAAGTGCTATGGACCTAGTAGTCCCCGGCCCAATGGCAGTGATGTCATGGATTGAACGTGAGGTTGGTAATGCTTTAAAGGCTGGAAAAACGGAGCTTCAATGGGTGACGCCCTCAGGGTTTGTTGTCACACAGAAGCTAATGAAGAAACAGTTCCAAACTATGGAGCTTCAGCTTCTAGGTCGTTGCAAGATCAAAGTTGCAACAGATGACTCAGACGAAGTTGACAAGAATCATCATAAGAATGCTACCGCCCCTAACCTCATACACTCTCTTGACGCTAGCTTGCTGCATTTGAGTGTCTTACGGTTCGATGCACCAATTGCATTGATCCACGACTCAGTACTTTGTCGGGCAACCGATATGGGTGACCTATCCACCTTGGTACGTGAGACTTACATGCACCTGTTCGCAGAGCATGACTACTTAACCAGCTTCGCAGCACAGATAGGTGCTGAGACTGAACCGCCGATCATCGGAGACCTTGAACCGGAATCCGTGATTGAATCCACTTATTTCTTTTGCTAAATGGCACGTAACATCATCAAGACCGAACAGCCTGTTGTCCTTGAGGGATATCAAGCTGTACTGAAGCCAAGTAAGTTTGGCTATTCATTGTCCACCATCATCGACCAAGATCTGGTTGATACCCTGGAGGAAGATCGTGAAGACAACCTCAAGTGGTGTCAATCTAAACTCAAGAACCCCAAGCGAGCAACACTCAAGCCTGAGCCTTGGGAGGAAGTTACCGAAGGACAATACAAAATTAAGTTCTCTTGGAATGAGGACACCCGTCCCCCTGTTGTTGATACAGAAGGGACTCTTATTACTGATCCTAACACGCCTCTTTATAGTGGGTCTCAAGTTAAGGTTGCTTTCTACCAAAAACCCTACATCCTCAAGGATGGGGTCACTTATGGAACGAGCCTTAAGTGTGTTGGAGTACAGGTTGTCTCTCTTAACGGACAAGCTGGTGTCGATACAGGCACAATGGAAGCAGAAGATGTTGCTGCCCTCTTCGGTAAAACCAAGGGATATGTTGCATCTGAACCCAACGTCTCCACACCTGATGTGGAAGAAGATGACGAGGGTGATTTCTAATGGGATTTAGGTCAGGACTAGAAGAGAAAGTCGCTGACCTTTTCGTTGAGTTAGGAGTGAAGTATGAGTATGAGTCAACTAAGGTTCCTTACGTGATTCAACATAACTACACTCCTGATTTCTTACTACCTAATGGGATATTCCTAGAATGTAAAGGATTCTGGGAGCCTGAAGATAGAAGGAAAATCAAAAACGTTAAGGAGCAGCATCCCGAGTTAGATATCCGAATGGTCTTTCAGGCCCCATTCAATAAGATCTCTAAAAAGAGCAAAACAACTTACGCCCAGTGGTGTGACAAGCATGACATCCCCTGGACATCATTCACCAACATTCCACTCGAATGGCTAACTTAAAAGGATACGGTACAACTGAATACTACGCAGATTTGTTCAGCGATATTCTTGCTGATATAGATGGTCAAAACCTAGCCCATCCGAATGAGGCCGACCGTATTGTCAATGGATTCCTCTACGCATTAGAGGACTGGTTCACTTATCACGATGCACAAGCACGAGCTTACTCAGAACTCCGACTCAGAGTTCGTAAGACACTTGGCCTGTGAGGCATGTGGGTCATCTGATGGTAATAGCCTATACACAGATGGCCACACTTTTTGTTTTGTTTGTCACACTCATCAGCCAAGCGACGACCAATTAACTACTACCACCCGAAACGTGTCTAATGTCAAACTTAAAGGATCAGCCGAACGGCTGCAAGCCCGAAACATATCAGAAAAGACTTGCCAACATTACAAAATCTACGTCGATGGCAGCACGCTGCGCTTCCATTATTTCTCTAACGACGGAGTTCTTCGAGGAGCTAAGTTAAAAACTAAGAAGAAAATTTTTACATACGAAGGAGACAGTGATGGCACATTCTTTGGACAACATTTGTTTCCCAGCTCTGGAAAGAGAGTCGTTATCACCGAAGGAGAACTCGATGCGGCTTCGTGTTATGAAGCTATGCCGGGGTGGCCGATGGTATCTCTACCTAGCGGTGCCGCAGCGGCAAAGAAGTCGATCCAAAGGAATCTCCAATGGCTACAGGGCTATGAAGAGATTGTCCTGTTCTTCGACAATGACGACCCTGGCCGTGAGGCGACGGAGGCAGCGTGTCAGGTCTTACCACCTGGCAAGTGCAAGATCGCACTACTACAGGGCGATTACAAAGATGCGTCTGACGCCCTCGCTGCCAATGACACTGAGGCGATTCGTCGCGCTATTTGGGACGCGAGGGTTTATCGCCCAGATGGGATCGTTGAAGGCAAATCTCTTCTCAAACTAGTAACTACACCTAACCCACCATCCGATTATGACTACCCCTTCACCGGCTTACAATCCCGTCTTCATGGCATCAGACGTGGAGAGCTTTGTACAATCACTGCGGGATCTGGCATTGGAAAGTCCTCATTCTGTAGGGAGCTTGCAACTAGTCTTCTTCAAGGCGGAGGCAGGGTCGGTTACCTGGCTCTTGAAGAATCAAACCGACGCACTGCGCTTGGTCTCATGTCCTGCGCGACCAGAAGTCCGCTGCATATAGGAGAGCATGACCATGAAGAACTCACAGAAGCCTTTGACGCCTCAATTGCAGGCTGGAATCTTTATCTCTTTGATGGTTTCGGTTCTTTCGATCCTGATATTATTTATAATCGGATTGAATACCTTGCCTCAGGACTTGACGTTGACGTTATCTTCTTAGATCACCTATCAATTCTTCTGAGCGGATTGGATGGTGATGAACGTCGAATGATTGATACAACTATGACACGGCTACGTTCTCTTGTTGAACGTACAGGAGTAGCAATGTTCCTGGTGTCCCACCTCAGACGATCACAATCTGACCAGAATCATGAAGAAGGAGCAAGAGTTACTCTCGGACAACTGCGTGGAAGTGCTTCGATTGCACAACTGTCTGACTCAGTTATCGCACTTGAACGGGATCAGCAAAGCGACACTGGATCTAATCGCACTACTGTACGAGTCCTTAAGAATCGATATTCGGGAGAAGTAGGCGTAGCCTGTTCACTTGAGTATGACCAAAATACCTGCGCTTTTATTGAAAATGAAATTGAAGAAGAATTCGATCCAGCAACAGATTTCTAAGCAGCCTTGGGTTAATTGCCCTGATGGGTTTGCTGCTTCTGAACTTATCCAGCAACAGATTTATAAAGCAGAACAAGAAGCTTATCTGAAGCGACCCAACCCACCTACCCCTGAGGCTATTAAGAAAGCACAGTTCGTTGATAAGACGTATGTGTGGTCGGGACAATGATCATCTTTGATATAGAAACTAACGGACTACTAAATGATGTTACCGAGATTCACTGCTTGGTATGCACTAACACAGAGGACAAGACGACGGTTACGTACAGCGACACAGGCCAGCATGAACCTGTGGTTCGAGGTGTGCAATACCTCATGGAAGCGGACTGCGTTGCTGGTCATAACATTATTGGTTACGACCTTCCTGTTATCCGCAAGTTATTTCCATGGGCTGAGCGCACTACTGGTGTGGTTGATACTCTTCTGCTTAGTAGGCTCATCCATCCGGACTTATTAGAGATTGATAAGAAAAGAAAGTGGCGACATATGCCACTGCAATTGTATGGGCGTCATTCATTAGAAGCCTACGGCCACAGACTTGGCGAGTACAAAGGAGACTTTGGAAAACATACAGATTGGAAGACATTCACTCCCGAAATGGAGGAGTACTGCAAACAGGACGTAATAGTTACCACCAAACTATGCAAACACTTTGTAAGCCGCCTGAATGGATACAACTAGAACATTCAGTCGCAATTATTCTACAGCAACAGGAGGAACATGGATGGAGTTTTAATGAAAGAACTGCATGGGAGCTTGCATCGACTCTCCAAAAAGAATTGGAAGAGGCTACTAAAGTATTACGAGACAGGCATCCTAAAGTCAAAGCATCGGAATTCACTCCTAAAAGAAATAACAAAACACAAGGCTATGTGGCTGGAGCGACATTCACAAAGCTGAAGGAGTTTAATCCAACCAGCCGCGATCACATTTCCTGGATACTACAAACACATTACTCATGGACACCCGAGAATTTAACAGCAACAGGCAAGGCAATTATCGACGAGCCAACACTCTCGAAGATCGACAACGACTTTGCGCGTGGATGTCTGAAGATCTTGGATTTGACGAAGAAGCTAGGGATGCTTGCCGAAGGGCAGAACGCATGGCTCAAGCTGAGTACGAACTCTAGGATTCACCACCATTGTAGTGTCGCAACGTCAACACATAGAGCGGCTCATCGAAACCCGAATCTCGCCCAAGTACCATCCGACCTGGATTTCAGAGCGTTATTTAGAGCAACGCCGGGAATGGTTATGGTTGGTGCGGACTTGTCTGGTATTGAGTTACGAATGCTTGCTCATTATCTTAGTCGCTATGATAGCGGTCGGTATGCTGAGATCTTGCTCAACGGTGACATTCACCAAGTTAATGCAGACAAGATCGGTATCTCTAGACGACTTGTTAAAACCGTTACGTATGCCTTTCTGTACGGTGCGGGCCATCAAAAAATTGGACTAAGTTATGACAAAAGCCTTTCCCCGAACAAGGCAAAATCAAAGGGCAAGGAAATTGCTGATGCATACATTGATGCAATTCCCGGCCTTGGCAATCTCCTGGACGACATTAAAAAGGCGGCAGATCGAGGCTACGTTAAGGCAGTTGATGGCCGCAGGATACCAGTAGATAGCCCACACAAAGCATTGAACTACCTACTGCAAAGCTCAGCCGCAGTGCTGGCTAAGCGTTGGCTGTTGATTGCACATGAACATTGCACACGACTCGGTGCTCACCAGCTTGCATTTGTACATGACGAGCTGCAATACGAGTCACCACCCGAACAATCAGAAGATGTCAAATTTGCACTTGAATGGGCTGCTTGTAATGCTGGTGAGTTCTATAACTTACGCATACCTATCGCAGCGGAAGGTAAGATCGGTAACACGTGGGCGGAGGTTCACT